CGTTAGCGTCACCGACACGGGGAGCAGACTTCTTTTCACCCTCTACAGAGGCTTTCTTTTCAGCTTTCGGAGCCTTGTCAGCCTTTGCCTTCTTATTGGCTTTAGAGGCTTCTTTGACTTCCTCTTCGCTCTTTAACGGCTGGGCTGGCTTGATAAGTTCCTTGGCATTCTTTTCGATTTCAGCCTGACGACGACGTTCTTCACGTTCAGCCTTTTCTTCAGCACGGTGACGAGCCTCAACCTCGATGTCCTTGAGGTCAGTATAGATGATGTAGAAGCGACCATAAGCGTCGAAGAGTTCCTTCTTGCTGTTGGCTTCGGTGTATTCCTGAGGAGCGAACTTACTGTTCAATCCCTTGATAGCAGCACAGATTTCATTGATAGCAGCGACCATGTTAGGTTTGCTGATGTACTTGATAGCTTTCTTTTCATTCAACATATCTTCGTTGATTACGAAAGAAGTTACATTCTCAGAAGCGGTGTTAATTACATTTGTTTTCATGACTAATTGTTTTAAAGATTTGACTTATTATTGATTTTGATGTTACAAATGTAGTGATTTCAATTGAATCAGCAAAGAGTTTATCCGGAAATTCTTCAAAAATTTTCAAGATTTTTCTGAAATCGTCTCTACACTCCATTTGAACCGCTCCGGATAAAACTGGGCATTGTATCTCACTTCCTGGAACGGGTGCTTGTCAGCGAGTATCTTCAGCGTCTCCTCGAGGAACTTCTTTGGGATACCTATATGAGTATCATCGATAGGAGTAACCACACGTTTCGGGAGCCACCTGTTAAAGAAGAACTCCTTCCCCTCACCGCATACAGGGTGTCCGGGATGTTCGACTATCCAAAACGTCACGCAGTATTGAACAGCCTTTTCCGTTTCGCCTATCTTTCGGATTGTTAGTGTTCTCATCTTATATACATTATTGCTTCGGCTACATTCTCAACAGAGTAGGAGCCACCCTTCACTCCATCGTATATCATCTGAGCAACTTTCATAAGTTGTTCCTTCTGCCTTTCTTGACGTACCTGTTCAGCCGTCTTGATGACTTCACAGGTGTGCGTCTTAGGAGCTGTCTGATGTGGTCCGATGTTTGGTGTCCACTGTACACCACTCGACCACCACGACATTCCGTGATTGTCTGAATAGAGTCCCATCCCTCCGGCAATAATTCTCCTTTCCTCTTGCTCGCCTGTTTCTATACAGGTTACAAGAATGATGTCTCCCACTGTCATAACTTTATCTTTTGAGTGTATTGTAATTCCCCACTATATCCTCTTGCTTTGAGTTCATCCATAAGTTGTCGAGGAGTAAACTTTGCCAACTCAGGATTCGAATAAACAGGGTGAATCTTCGGGGGACGATTCGCTGGCTGTTCGTTCTTCTGCTTCTGTCTTCTCTTTTTGCGCTGCTCACTTCTGCACGCTCTACAGGTAGAATCATGTCCATCCGCATACTGGGGATGCTTGTAAAATTCATTGATAGGTTTAATTGAATGACACGTTTTACATTCTTTTGTTTCCATATTATCTTAGTTTTAATTAATTATCCCCATATTACATAGTTCAAAAACCTTACCACACCGTCCCACCAGTCGAGGAACAGTTTCATTCCCCACAGGATTAGGAACACGAACACGGCTATCCAAAACCGCTGCCACCACACCCTGTATTTCTTTTTCAGAACCTTTCTTCCGAAGCGTCCCCAGAAGAAGTTCATGATTGTCCAAATTACTCTTTCCATGATTACGATGATTTATTTATTTAACTCAAAAGTTTGCTTTCAGTTTAAGAACTCTCAGGACTTCTTTCAACTCGCTGTCCGTATAGTTACGAGCTATCTCCATTGATACACAGTTGTGATTAGAGGCGATTTCTATCGCTCTTTCACGGGATACTTTCGGGATTGTTCTTTTAATTCTCATGACTGTTAGTTTTAATGACTGAGCAAATGTACTGGGTTCTATCGACATATCAAAGAAATCCCGGAAGAAATTCCGGGATATCCTCAAGATTTATTTCTTTAACTGTTTGAGATGAGCTATGTAACGAGCGTGAAGACATTGTATGTTATAGCCACCAGCCAAGATACAGCTCGTTTTAAAGAGATAACGACTTCCGGCTGTAATTACTATCCACTCGCCTACATAGTTGCCCTGCTGACCGTGAAAAGAGATAAGGTCGAACGATTGTATCTCATCCTTTATAGGAGCGAGTTTCTTTTCCACCTGACCCATGAGTTTAGCTGTGGCAGCAGCGATGATGAACTTTACCTCTGACTCACGCTTTGCTTCGAACTCCTCACGTGTATTGCAGTAGAAGAACAGGTTCAGGATTCCTGACTTCTGAAGTTCCTCATTCCTTTTGATTGACGGGTGGTTACGATAGGAAGTCGGTTTGGTTCTGTCCCATACTATCTCATCCTCATGAGTGTACCCGCACAGGCTGTAATACTGACGACGAAGAGCCGTGTTCTCAACTGTCTGTATTGACTTCGGGTATCTTTCCTCATTTTCCTCGAGACGTTTACGAGCGTCGGCTTTCTTTGCCTCATCAGGTAGTTCGCCCATACAGTTAGGAGTCGTGCCCTCAGCTATCATCGTATAAAGACGCTTGATACTTTCGTAATCCTTGACTCTCAACTCATGATTGTGAATGTACCACTCTGATGACTTATACAGGCTCAGAGCCTCTTGGTATGTATTCCAACCCTGTTCCCAGAACTTTTCGATAGAGGCTCTTAACTCGTCGAGTGTTACTTGAGCCGTTGCTAATACTTCTTTCTGAATGTCTTGTACTGTTTTCATGACTTTTTGATGTTATTGATTTGACTGATACAAATATAGTCATTCCGAATGACTCAGCAATGAACCATCCGGAATTTTCTTGAAGATTTCTTCGATTTTATCAGAAGTTATAGGAAATCGTCATAAGCACACGACCTGTTTCTTTGTCGTCACGGGTCTCAAGACTGAATTGATTGACTGAACAGCGAAGTTCGTTTTCGGGGTTCTGAAGAGCAGCCATAACCGTCTCACTAATCTTTTCAGCCTTTTCACATAGACGGTCTTCATTCTTACCAGAGCCACGTGAAGTATAGCCACGGAACTTGATGAACCTGAACTTTCCGTCAGACGGGAGCGTCAGATTTAGGGTTCCACGATTAGAGGCTTTCTCTTTGTCAGGGCGACTCATTGTGAATTTACCGATTGTCAGGTGTAACTTTGCCAAGACAGGTTCGAGGTCGTTGATGATTTGTTGAGCGACAGCACCGTTGGCTTGGAGTTCTTCACGCATACGATTGAGGTTTGCTATCTCTTTTTCGATTTGAGCATTGT